TATGAACATAAGCTCGTCGAAGGCTCGTGGGTTATCTATCGGGAGATATGAGCAGTTGAACCCTGCCACATTGTCTCTCTCCAGAGCCTCACCAGCTGTCATCAGCGCCCTCATACTGGGCATGACGTCTAGGTTTAGTATTGCAGCCTCTAGCTTTGCCGCTGTCTGGCTGTCTAGTTTGTCACGGAAGAACTCGATGTACCGAGCTACCGTTTCTGGCCACGTTTCACGGCGCTGTTTCTCAGGCAAATACCGTGCGTATCGTGACTTGTGTATGTATTGCTCGTATGGCCCCATGCTATCTGTCATTTACTCATCCTATTCTTGCAAGTGGTCTAGATTGATCTCTTCTTTATCTAGGTTTTTGGTTAATTTGTCAAGATACCAGTTTGCCTTTTTCAGGTCTTCTACACCGTTCTTGTATTTATGTCTGTGAGTGTACTTGATTATGTTACCCAGCAAGTAGCCTCTGAACTCTTCTTCGGTAAGCTGTTGCTCGATATAATCTATACACTCTATGCTGCCGTTGTTGTAATGAGCAGGTTTGTTTACTACGTCCTTGCCCAAAGTCTTCTTACCTATGTTTTCAAGCCTTCTGCGATTGTAAGCGTCCCACTCAGCTGGAGTGATGTCGTCAATACTATCTCTATTTGCTTCCACAGGATGTGCCTCCTTAAAATTCTTGATACGCTCTCTAATAGGAACCCACTCGCCTTTAATAGCCCCCATAAACGCCTCCGATGTCCTCAGCCAACTCGTCAGCCTTGTCCTCGATCTTGTCTACGAAACGCTCGACGAGGTCTCTGCTGTCGATCTCTAGAATCTCCAGCAGGCTCACCTCGTCGATTGTGGCTAGTTTTTCCTTCAGCTCCTCAATAGTTAGTTCCATACTTCCTCTCCAAGTAGTTGAGGCTCACCGGCATCTCGTCGAATGAACCGTCCTCTACTTCGTTAAGCATCCACACGCCTCTCCACGATGCGTTAGTTTGTGGGTTAAGGTATCCTTGATCTTCCCTGTAAAAGATACCACCAAATAGTCCAGTAACAGACTTGCCGTCAGCTCTCCTAGCGTAGGCGATGTCACGGTCTTGTACGTGTCCCATTACGCAGCTGACCATCTTCTTTGTCACCAAAGCTCTGGCGCTGCTGACAGGACGTCCCATCACGCCGCTGGTAAAGTAGTGGCTGTAACAGACCCCATCAATTATAGCGACTTCCAAGAAAGGCACTACCTCCCATCCATACTTCTCCAACTCAAAGTCGTCGTAGCTCATCAGACCGTCAAGCTCTGGCTGCTTCTCGATGGCACGCTGTATACGCTCCTCGTGGTTACCCAGCAGGAACACCATACGAGGCTTCCATATTTGACGATGTCCACGTCTCTGCTTTGCCTGAGCCTTTCTGATAGGCTTCATAAACACGTCCATAGCCTTTTTGCCAGCTTCGATGTCAGCCATGTATCGGCGTCCCTCGAATGACTTAGTACCCTTGTCGTAGCTCGACAGAGAAGGCATATCCCAGTGATCTCCTAAGTGTACGATCACATCAGGCTTGTGTTTGACTGCGTACTCAGCCGCCCACTTGAGATGGCGAGTATCGCTACCCTGTTTGACTTGGGTATCGGGAATAATAAAGTGCTTTGTCATTTACGCTTACTCCGTTCTGATTTGGTCTTGGCTTTGTGGCATTCACTACAGAGGACTTGCAGGCCGTCTTCTTCACAGAAGAGACGCTCACAGAACCCAGCTAGGTCGTCATAGTTCTTCAACGACCCTGCTGGTTCTATGTGGTCTACCTGAGTCTCCTTACCCATAAACCATCCTTTACACTCTGCACACTGATACTCGTACTTGTGACGCTTACCAGTGACTCTTCTCTCCACCTTTTTCTTTGCTTGAAACTTCACAGGATAACGTGAATACGCCTGCCTCAATGCTGACCTGATAAACTGCCAGTATCGAGACTCTGTCCACGTCCCTCCTGCCCTAGTGCGTGGTACTCGTTGTCTCGGCATACCACACCTCCTCATTGCTCCTCTCATCAGGAGGAGACCACAACTGTCCTGCAAACCTCCTGAGCCAGACTAGCCTAGCGTTCTCTAGCGCCCTGTCACGGCCCAGTTGGTCTACGCAAATGTCCCACATATCCGATTCCTTACGACAGCCTCCTATCAGCTCCTCAGCGCCTGCTGAGCCAATACCCTCAACTCCGATGATGTTGTCGATAGCGTCTCCTGTCAGGATTTGCTTGTAGAAATTCTTCAAGCCTTCCTCTTCGGTTATGTAGTACTCCTCGTTCCTCACAAAGTTATAATGCGTACCTTCCACTTGATCGAAGTCCTTGTCGATGCTGACAATGACAGGCAGAAGGTTTCTCATGCTTGAGGCCTCGGAAGCCGCGATAGCTATTGCATCGTCAGCCTCCTCACCCTCTGTCACCAAAGCACCCCAAGTGTCTATCAGATACTGTCTAACATCTGGCAGATACTTGGGCTTAGGCTTGGTTCGGTTTCCTTTGTAAGGAGCAGTGACAGCCACGTCATTCCTAAAGTTACCTTTACCTGTGAGATAGATTTGATAATCAAAACCAAACCCCTCGTAAGTGAGTAACAGTCCTGCAACAAAAGTGCTACAGGACTGAAGCGCAAAAGAGATGTCTGTCTCTTCCTCACAGGCGGCGGCGATGCGGTAGGCAATGATGTCGCCGTCGATCAGCAGCATTAGAGAGCTGCCTCCATGTCGTACTCAGCTCCTCCTGAGCTTGGCTCGTACACGTTCAGGTCAGTTACGACCATCTTGAGTAGCGATGGGCTTCGACCCTTGCGAGTCTGGAACGACCAATCGTAGTGTCCTACGACAGCCTTAGCCTTAGAGTCGTTGCCGACTAAGGCTCCGATCTCCTCCCCATGAGTGTCGTAGGCCTTGATTGGGTTATTGGACTTCACAGTGATGAAGTCACCACGCTCGTCCTGCTTGTTCTTAACAGTCAGTCCACGCTCTTCAAGAGCCTGTACTGCTGCTGGAGACAACCCACCAAGATCAACTTGGTACTTGTTAGACAACTCATTCTTTGTCTGCAAGTTAGCCCAGTAGACAGTAGCGTTAATAGCAATAGGTTTAACATTAGTAGTCATATAACAATCTCCTTATAGACTATAGTTAACATAAAAAAGTAAATAACTTTACCCCTTTATAAGTATATTATACCACACTTTCAAATATTGTCAAGCACTAGTGAGTCTCACTCCAGTTGTCACCAATCTTGTACTCACCGTCCATAGGACACCTCAGCCCCAGCTCCTCACCAGCCGCCCTGATAGCGTTTCTGAAGTGGATGCCGACAGCTTTGGCGAAGTGTTGTGGTGTTTCCACCTGCACCTCGTCGTGTACGTTAGCGACAATCTTGAATGGGATGTCGTTACTACGTAGTGTCTTGACTCCAATTAGCAGCGCCTTCTTCATCAGAACCGCGCCACCGCCTTGCAGTAGGAAGTTAAGAGCAGAGTATGCTTTCCTGATACGTATCCTACGACCGTCCAGACTAGGCAGAGAGCCGCTCTTGTCGGCAATGTTCTCGACCAAGTCCTTGAGAGCCTTGAGTGAGGGTACGTTGTTCAGGAAGTCACGCTTCAACTTCTTACCATGTGTTGCTCCCTTGCCTGCGATGGAGCCTATCTTAGCGTCTCCAGCGCCATACAAGAAAGCGTAGATGAAGGTCTTAGCTTGGTCTCTGGTGTCTAGTCCAGCAGCCTTCTGGTTCTCGCTGTGGATGTCGCCATCAAGGATCGTGCTGACGTAGTCACTGTCCTTCATGTAATGGGCGAGCATCCTAAGCTCCAGACCGCTAGCGTCCACACCGACCAGCTTGTTACCTTCCTCGACAGTCCAGCACGCTCGGCATGCTGCTCCATACTCAGCCTTGACTCTGTCAATGTGTGACATACCGTCGTAGACCTTTCTGACTGAAGGTATCTGAGCCATATTAGGAGCAATGTGCGTCATACGCCCTGTAGCGGCTCCTGAGCTGATTACCCGCCCGTGTACCCTACCATCCTCACCGACTGCTTCCAGCCAGCTAGAGACCTGTGAGGCTCTCTTCTGGACGATCAGGTACTCAGCGACTAACTGAGCGTCTGGATGATCTATAGCACCCAGCACTGTCTCATCTACCTTGTACTGTCCTGCCTCAGTCTTCTCAGTGAAGCGTACACCAGCGCCCGACAGTCGTTTGACTATCTGCTGACGTGAGCCTACGTTGAACACCTCGACAGAGTCTTTCAACTGCTTACCTGTCTTCTCAGACCACCTCTCAGTCACGATAGGAGGAAACTTAGACTGTAGCTCGTCCTCGATCTGACGCATCCTGTGAGTCAGAGTAGAGTAGAGCTGGTTAGCGGGTGCTTGGTCTATCTTGAAGCCGTTACGCTCCTGTAGAGCCAGCTCAGTAGTCACAGCGTGTTCCAAGTCCACACTGTCCTGACTGAAGCCATCCTCCTCCAGCAGCTTCTTGACTTCGTAGTAGACCTTCGTAGTCAACTCGACGTCACGCTGACAGTACAAAGCCATCTCCTCACAGTAACCACCATCGTAGTCCGTGAAGTCGCCCTTCGGCCAGTTAAGCCTGTCACCCCAAGCACGTAGACTATGACCGCCTTCCAAGCTCGGATTGTACAGCCTAGACATCACCATAGCGTCGATGATCCCGATGCCGTCGAACGAGATGCCCCAGAGAGCCTGCAGTAGCGGGATGTCGAACGATATACCGTTATAGGTCACAACCGTATCAACACCTTCCATAGCTGCGGTAAAAGCCTCAGGGGTCGTTGCAATAATACTACCTCCATCGTGATAATGAATCCCACAGCACCAGATGGTGTCCAGTGTCGTGGTCGTCTCGATGTCAATAGTCGCTATCTTCATAGGCGCTCCTTTCCGACACATAATCATCGTCGGCTTGATCATCGTCTAGCATAGCTTCCTCGCTAATGAAAAAGCAGTAGCCACACAGTTCTACAAAATCCCCAGTGAGTCTGTCACGGGTCGTCATCTCTTTGTCGCTCAGCTGAGCATTACACGCCTTACATCTCATTACAGCGTCTCCTCGTTTGGTAGGATGCACTCAGTCATGCGTCCAGTATCTTTAGTGAATAGTAGGTCAGAGCACCAGCCCGTCTCTCCAGAGAATCGGTTCTTCAGTATCCTCACCTTCGTAGTGTTACGTTCGGTAACGTCGTCAGCCTGACCATTACGCTCCAGACCGATGACGATGTCAGACAGCTGTGCGATGCTGCCAGAGCCTCTGAGCTGAGCCAGAGACGTAGCAGCACCCTCTTCGTGTCCCTTCTTCTCAGGACGCTTCAGATGCGACACAACAAACAGAGCGATGCCTGTCTCCTGTACCACCATTCTCAGCTTGGTCATTATCTCGTCAAGCGCCTTACGCTCGTCCAGATGCGACTGAGCCGACACAACTATCGAGACGTGATCTAGGAACACGTAGCGACAGTCGAGAGCCTTAGCCATGTATCGAACACGTGACACGATGTTGTCCACGTCTGTGCTGCCGAAGTGGTCGAACATAAACATCCGATCACTACCAAGCACAGCGTCGAAAGCAGCCTTACGCTCCTCCTCAGTCGATACCGTAGTCGGTAAGTGTAGGGGCTTGTTGGCGTACAGCGACATCAACGACAGAGCAGTCTTACGCACAGACTCCTCTAAGAACAGTAAGCCGATGTTGCTGTCCGTGTTGTTGAGTACATGATACACAACCTCACGCATGAACTGACTCTTGCCCAGACCAGACCCAGCAGTAACAGTGACAAGCTCAGCCTGCCTGATGCCGTAGGTCAGTGAATTGACACCAGCAAACGGATAGACCACCTCGGCCCTCTCCATAGGCTTGTTGACGTCCTCCCACAGAGCCTTGCCTGAGATGATGCCATCAGGTACGAACTTCTCAGCCTGCCAGAAAGCCTTCTTGAATCCCTCGTAGTCATTAGCTGCGAGATAGTCACAGGCGTCCTTGTAGTCACCGCGATGCTTCATAATCTTAGACTTGCCAGAGAACAGATTAGCAACCTCGACAGCTGCCTTCTGTCCGACCTCGTCAGCGTCGAAGCAGATCACGATAGTCTCGAAGCTATCCAGCCACTCGTAGGACGCCTTACAGTCCTTCAGAGCGCCGCTAGCACCGTTCCTGATACTGACCACTGGGTACTGGCTACCGCTCAACTGGAAGGCCGCTAGCGCGTCATACTCGCCCTCGACCACAGTGACAAACTTGCCGCCTGTGTTGAACAGATGCTGACCGAATAGTCCTGTACTGGCCCACTCGCCAGAGGTCTGAAAGCGCTTGTCAGGGTATCTTATCTTTGCAGCCTTCAGCTCCTTGTCGTCGTTGTAGTAAGGGTAGATTACCTTACCGTCTTCGATCACGACTCCGAAGTGTCGTAACGAGGCAGCACTCAGGCCTCTCTCAGGGACGCTGTGAGCGACGCCAGAGCGAAGGCTAGCTAGGATACTCTCGAAGCTAGAAACGCTCTTAGAGGGCTTCTGAGGGGCTACAGGAGCTATCTGAGCCTCCTGTGGTGGTGTGTATTGGTTACAACTGTGACAATACGTGCTCCCGTTCCTGTTGATCGAGAGAGCATCGCTGCTGCCACAGTCAGAGCAGGCCTGATGGGCCTGTACAATATCGCTCATAATCTACCTCTCAAAGTAAAAACATAGACACAGCTTTTAACGTTAAATAAAACCCTGCAACTGTCAGAGCTAAATCTACATAATTTTCCTCAGTCATCAATCACCTCTATAATTTGCATTGATCCCATCTTTATGCCGATGAAAGGCAGAAGCAGCTGAAACACACTGATCTCAGCCAGTATCATTTCATCGTCAGGAGTTTCGCAGACTCCGGTTTCATTGACTAATGACAAGTCAACGCCGAA